ACATACAAAAATGCTGTGAGGTTTGGGCTGGTGATACCGAATAAAAAACCGGTTGTATTTTACTTTGAGAAAGCTAATCAAACTGAAAGCGAGGGTAGTTATGACAGAGAATGAATTCCAAAAAACCAAAGAGCAGCTTGAAAGGATCAGCAAGAACCTTGGGAGCATTGGTGAAACAGAAGATTGGACAGAGGTGGCCATCAAGGCATTAGAGAATCAGCAGGATATTACGAACGTACTGCATGACAAGAAGAAACTGTGCCAACATTTTGCAAATAAAGCGGCCAAGCAGGAGCAATATGCGAGGAATGTGCTGAAAGACGAACCGACCAGAGAAGATGTAAAAGATGACCTGAATAATGTGATCAAATTGCAGGACAGATATAATGCACTGATAGAATTTATTGATTTCCTTGAAGATACATATCTGTCTTAGCTGAAAAGCTGCGGAGGACTGTTATGGACAATGAGATTATTTCTTTCAGCCTGGCAAAAATCGAGCGAGGAAGAGAAAAACTGTGTAAATGCGATCCACCTCATTACGAGATTGATACAGTAAACAGGATCGTAAGCTGTCAGGATTGCGGAGCTACGGTAGACGCCTTTGATGCTCTGCTTACGCTGGCGAGGCGGTATGAGTTGCTGGAGGATGCACAGCGGAAAATGCTATCTAAAGCCAAGCTATACGGAGCAATGGCAGATGCCGAATTCGAGCGGATGCGGAGGAATAAAACATTCCGGGACATGGACGAGAATCGCAGAAAAGGATTATATCCTATATGTCCTAAATGTTCGGAAGTGATTGATCCGGTAGATATCCGGCACTGGACAGCGCATCTGGAGTGACCTGAAAATTTAATACTGATAGTTGGATTTTTTATTGCGAAAAGCAGAGGAGGAAGAATGGAAAGACTGACATATGTGACAGAAGACGGCGAGGTACTATTCCACCCAGAAGATCTACCGGATGACGAGGGTGTGACCATTACACAACTTGCGGAAGCCGGACGGTTTGATGCATTGGAGACCATTGCAGAGAGGCTTGCAGCCTGTGAACAGGAATTAGAGCGGAGGTGATGTTTTGATGGCATTTGCGGCGATTGGTGGTTTTTTATTAGGCGGATTCGCTGGGGTACTGCTTACGTGCATTATGGTCGCATCCGGGAAGGAAGAGGCAGAACAGGCAGCATCGATGATATATGCATCAGGGTACCAAAAGGGTGTGGACGATTTCGCAGCCAGAATGGCACACGTTGATATCGACCAGGCGGTGATCCAGATCTATCTCATGGGAAATATAAGCATTGCGAATTTCATGCGACAATACGGCAGGATTGTAGCCAGTGAACTGAAAGAAGGTGACGGATTATGAAGAGGGACAAGCTGGAGACATACATCGGAAAGAAGATCAAGGTACTTTTGTATGACGGAAGCGCATACAAAGGCTGTCTGCAGAAGACCAATACAGAAGCTGTCAGGCATAATGAAAGCCTGTATTGGAAGCATAATTATTATGCGCTGCTTGACGCAGGAGGAAACGCTACATCACCGATCTTCCGGTGTTCTCACGTTACAAGGGTGAAGGAGGTAAGCTGATGCAGGTACATAGAATGGAGGATTACAGGATCCGTCTCCGGCATGGTCAGGCAAGAGGTACCGGGAACTACATTGTCACCCGTATGGGAAACAGGAAAGAAGTGGTTAAGTATTCTGAGTATTACGAGACAGATGCCGGAGAATTTCCCCCGGAGCAATGGCTGGAGATCATGAGAGAGTGCGTAACGGCATCCGGATCAGAGCAGCTCTTCGCCAAAATCTGCGAAGAAGTAAAGCAAAACTGCGTGTGGCTCAAAACGGATAAGGACATAGAAGAGTACTCACTGGATATACTGGCGAAGCGGATGTATAACCAGGGTCGTGCATGGAGCAACTTCGATACGGGTGGAGCACCTGAGAGGACAGCGTTTGTGTTTGATTTTAGAGGATGATGCCTATGATATGTGAAAAATGTGGACGTGCCCTGAAGGATGCCGAAAGCATCCAGAGGGGTTACGGACCGATCTGCTACAAAAAGATGAATCCCCAGCCGATCAGGAGCAATGGTTCGCCTTCCAGATATAATCTGGCAGACGATAAAAATTATTCTGTCCCGGGGCAGATGGAACTATCGGAATTTATAGATATGGGATATGACGGAAGGAGTGGAGGAAAGTGATTAAGTACTATTGTGACAGATGCGGAGCTGATATGAGCAGGGAGAGAGTGCTCGGATATATCTCTCTGAATACGAAGGATAAGGCAGAGAAAGAACTTCGGGAGGATAATGAGTTTGAAAAGTGGCATTTCTGCAAGAACTGCATGTATGATATCCGGAGGTATGTGCGCACACTGCCACTAAAAACGTCTCAAAACGAAGAAAAACGTGATCAAAATGAGGAAAAGTGTGATCAAAACGAGGAAAAGCGTAGCGAACCTGCTGAAAGCGGTGTAAAACAGCCGGAAACCGTACAGGACCAGAAAGAAAGTAAACCGCAGAAGAGAATTGACACCGGGAAGATCATGGCGTTGAAAAAAGCCGGCTGGAGGAATAAGGACATTGCCGACGAAATGCACATGACACCAAATGCAGTAGCCTCTGCTATATATCTTTACAAAAAGCATCATACAGAACAAAATGTTTAAGAAGTCAGAAAAAGTGTGTACTATTCTGGCAAAAATTGATATAATAGCCATGATAACACACGGATGAAACAGGAAGAAACCTTCTTGGAATATATACAGGAAAAAGCGGTGCCAGGAGCCGGTTATATTTTAAGGAGGTCTATATGGATAATGAGAAGGCGCAGAGCCCGGTAATGCTCATATCACTTACTAAAGAGGACTTGCAGGAACTCATGGAAAAGGCTGCGAACGCAGGAGCCATTGCCGGAATTGAGAAATATGAAAACGAATTAAAGGAGCGGCAGAAGAAAAGCCGTGATGACCGGTACCATAACACAAAGCTTCTCCTCCGGAACTACCGGATGCTGCAGATCAACGCAGAGAATTCCGTGTTCGGCAGGAGCCAGATGCAGGAATCAGCAGCTGACATCCTGCACAATATGCTCCACCTTTATGACGATACGGTGATCGATCAAGTCCAGCGCCACCCGGACAGCAATCATTGTCAGCCATGTGAGAACGATGCTGGACATATACAAGATCTGCTGTGAGCGGTCAGGGAACGAAATCGACCTGAGACGGTATGACATCATTTACGGATTGTATATTTCCGAATTAAAAATCACTCGGAAAGAGCTCATGAAGAAGTGGAATGTATCGTCTGATACGACCTATCTGGATGAAAAAATAGCCATTGAGAGGCTGTCTGCTCTGATCTTTGGGGTGGACGGATTGACATAACATGAAATATCCGTTTTCGGAAAAGTCTCGGTTGACACTCAAATATACAGTGTGCTATCCTGTATTCGTAAAATTTTAGATCATGTGTAAGCCCCCGGTAGTTTATTCTGCCGGGGACTTTTGCTCCTTCAAAAAAATATTGAAGGAGGAATCACAATGACAGGGATAATCGTATTGATTGTCTATGCACTCCTGATGGTGGGTGCAACGAAACTATTCACAAAGCAGGAAGGTGGGGGTACAAGCTTCCACGTAGGGAACCGTGACATGGGAACGGTGGTATCGGCAATGAGTATTGCAGCAACCTGGATATGGGCGCCGGCATTATTCACGTCGGCAGAGAAAGCCTACTCGAATGGCATTGCAGGGCTGTTCTGGTTTTTAGTGCCGAATATCTTATGCCTGATACTGTTCATCCCATTCGCAAGAAAAATACGGCGGGAAATGCCGGACGGAATTACACTTTCCGGGTATATGCATGAGAAATATAAGTCTGAGCCGGTGAAAAGAGTATATCTTTTCCAGCTTACAGCTCTTACGATCCTGTCCACAGCGGTCCAGCTTCTGGCAGGCGGCAAGATCTTAAGTATGGCAACAGGCTTACCATTATGGGCTATGACTATCGTACTGGCAGTCATAGCTTTTTCTTATTCACAGATTTCCGGGATCAAGGCATCTGTCCTGACGGATGCGATTCAGATGGTATTTCTGCTGTTGGCATGTGCGATTTTCGTACCATGGGCGCTTAAGCTCAATGGTGGAATGACTGCGATCCGGTTCGCAGGATACAGCGGAGAATATGGACAGCTGTTTTCGGAGAAGGGATTACAGGTATTTCTGGGATTCGGACTCCCTACAGCTATCGGTCTGTTTGCAGGACCGTTTGGAGACCAGTGCTTCTGGCAGAGAGCATTTTCTATCCGCAAGGACAGAATAGGACGTTCCTTTGCTCTTGGAGCGCTGATGTTTGCGGTGGTTCCGCTTTCCATGGGGATCCTCGGATTCATAGCGGCCGGCATAGGATTTGTACCTGCAGATGCAGGAACGGTCAATTTTGAACTGATCAAGGCGATATTCCCGGCATGGGTTATCGTTCCGTTCATGTTTATGCTGATCTCCGGACTATTGTCCACTGTGGATAGTAACCTATGCGCAATCGCATCCCTGACGACCGATCTGAAAGCCACAGGCAGGATGAAAGATGCAGAGAAGATAAAACTCTCCAAGCTGTCCATGGTAGCTCTGTTAGCAGTCGGGATCCTGATTGCAAATATCCCGGGACTTACAGTAACGCATATGTTCCTGTTCTACTGTACCCTGAGAGCAACAACGATGCTGCCGACAATGCTTACCCTGATGAAGGTAAAACTGACAGCTGGCGGAGTTGTTGCAGGAATCCTTACAGCATTCCTCGTAGGGCTTCCTATTTTCGCCTACGGGACGGTTTATGGCATATCAGCATATAAAACAGCGGGAAGCCTGATAACAGTGCTCTCGGCTGGAATAGTAGCCATGATCGTTTCCCATGTCTCAAAAAGAGGGGCGGTGAGATAAATGGGACAGCAGATACTTGGAAGAAAGCAGAAGATCAGTAATGATGCATGGTTGAAAGCCATGGAACAGATCGAGGACCTTGTCTCAAAACAGGAACTGGATGAAAAAGTGAGACATACGGTCAAAGACATTAAGGCTACAACAGGTGGGAAGAAAGCTGCAGTCGCATGGAGCGGTGGAAAAGACTCTCTGGTGCTTGCGGATGTCTGCAGACAGGCAGGGATCGAGGACAGCGTCCTCGTGGTAAGCAACTTAGAGTACAAAGCATTTACAGACTGGGTAGATGCGAATAAGCCGCCCAAACTGGAAATCATAAATACAGGGCAGGATTTGGAATGGCTCACGAAGCATCCACAGATGCTGTTTCCGCAGGATTCCGGTACGGCAGCGCAGTGGTTCCACATTGTTCAGCATAGAGGACAGGCAAAGTATTATAAAGAGCATGATCTTAATATGCTCCTGCTTGGCCGCAGAAGAGCCGACGGAAACTATGTCGGCAAGGGCAGTAACATATATACGGATGGAAAAGGTGTCACACGGTTTAGCCCACTGGCTGATTGGAGCCATGAGGAAGTGCTGGCATATATCCACTATTATCATTTGGCCGTGCCTCCGATCTATGATTGGAAGAACGGCTATTTATGTGGAACACACCCCTGGGCGGCACGGCAGTGGACCGGTTCTGTCGAAAACGGATGGAAAGAGATCTACGACATTGACCGTTCCATTGTGGAAGAAGCTGCAGAGAAGATCCAGAGCGCAGGAGCGTTTTTGGAGAGCCTGAAATAGTATTGCCATTTGCAGATGGCGCATATGTCATTCTCCTTCAGAAGAATATTTTGGAGGAAAATACTATGAACAGCATTTACATGAAACTTACCGACCTGGTAAGACCGGAAAAGAATATCCGCATCCATACAGAGCAACAGCTTAGAGAGTTTGAGCGGAGCGTGAAGATGTTTGGCCAGATCAGACCCATTGTGGTAGATGAAAACAATGTGATCCTGGCCGGCAACGGATTATACGAGACACTGCTCCGTCTCGATTATGAGGAAGCATTGGTGTACCAGTACACAGATCTGACGGAAAATCAGAAAAAGAAACTGATGATCGCAGATAATAAGATCTTCTCGCTGGGGATCGAAAATCTGGATACGCTGAATGCGTTTCTGGAAGAGCTTCAGGATGACCTGGATATTCCCGGATATGATTCAGAGATTTTGCAGCAGATGATAGCTGATGCAGAAGACGTAACAGAGAAGCTGTCCGAATATGGCACGCTGGATGAAGAAGAGATCGCTGCCATACGAAACAGAGGTGAGAGTGGACAGACACACGAGATAAAGACGGAAACACAAGGTACAACAGCAGCACCGGTAGAACCGGCAGGACCGGTCACAGACAGGGATACAGTTGAGGAGGAGCCGGCAGAAGTAAAGCAGTTCGTTATCTGCCCGAAATGTGGGGAAAAGATATGGCTGTAAAAAGGCGGGAATCCAGTATCGATGTGATAAAGGCTGCTGAGATAAGGATCATGAATGTATTCAACAACGGTCTGCCGGTGTATATGTCATTCTCCGGCGGCAAGGACAGCCTATGTATGGCACAGCTGATCTACAATCTGGTGCAGAGAGGAAAAATCAATCCCGCACAGCTTACGGTGCAGTTCATAGACGAGGAGGCGATCTTCCCGTGTATAGAAGATACCGTGAAGAAGTGGAGAAAGAGATTTCTCCTTATGGGTGCGAAATTTGAATGGTTCTGTCTGGAAGTAAAGCATTACAACTGCTTCAATGAACTGTCGAACGATGAAACCTTTATCTGCTGGGATCGCACAAAAGAGGATGTATGGGTAAGACGCCCACCGGCATTCGCAATCAGAAACCATCCGCTTCTCAGACCGAGGGTGGATGCGTATCAGGATTTCCTCCCCAGGACATGCCAGAGTGGAATCACGATAACAGGAATCCGCACGGCAGAATCCATACAGAGGTTACAGAACATTGCATCCATGATAAGAGCCGGAAAGACCATGACGAATAAACATCAGGTATTTCCGATATATGACTGGACCAACAACGATGTATGGCTCTATCTGCTGAACGAGCACGTTGACATTCCGGAGATTTACCTGTTCTTATGGCAGGCCGGTACCAGAAAAGGACAGCTGAGAGTATCGCAGTTCTTTTCCGTGGACACCGCCAGAAGCCTTGTAAAGATGAATGAGTATTATCCGGATCTTATGGAACGGGTAATACGCAGGGAGCCTAACGCATATCTCGCTGCGCTGTACTGGGACAGCGAGATGTTCGGAAGAAATTCAGCATCCCGTAGGGCTAATGAAGCAGAGGAGAAAAAGAAGGACTACAAAGCAGAGCTGATTGAAATGTTCAACAACATGGATATCTACTTTACCACGGAGCATAAACGTTACGTGGCTACAAGATACCGCAATTTCTTCTTACAGGTGTCTGCCATAGCAAATGAGAAAGATTTCAAAGCAATATACGAGGGGCTGATATCCGGCGATCCGAAGCTGAGAACCTACAGAGCCCTGTACCAGAGAATATATGGCCGGTATATCACTGAGGCTAAAAGGGAGGAGGCAAAGAAACATGGATAAGCTCATGATTCCGGCATCCACCCTTCAATGGGTTGATCGAGATATGCTAAAGCCGAACGACTATAACCCGAACAAGGTATCCAAACAGAACCTGGAGCTCCTTACACAGTCGATCTTCACGAACGGCTGGACGCTCCCGATTGTAGCAAGACCGGATTATACGATTATTGATGGATTCCACAGATGGACTGTTGCAGGTCCTGATTGGAAATATGTTCCACCTTCCGAGACGGATCGCAGGACACTCTACGAGCGTTTGGGAGGAAAGGTTCTTGTGGTTATCGTGGATCACAAGGACAAAGCCGGTAATATCTACGGTACCGTGACACATAACCGTGCAAGAGGTACCCACCTGCTGGAGCCCATGAAAGCCATTGTGAAGGATCTTATGGCAGAGGGCAAAGGCGTGGAGGAAATCGGCAAACAGTTGGGAATGAAACCGGAGGAGATCTTCCGGTTATCTGATTTCACGAAAGAGGACTTTCTGCGAATGATGGTCAAAGGTCGGGAAAGTTACTCAAAAGCAGAATATATCACGAAGATTTAATGAAGTATCGTGCAATATTCGTATGAAAAGGGGAGACGGCAACGTTCTCCCCTTTAATGCGTCCACACGGACGGGAATAATCAAGCAAGGAGGGAGGTACAATGCCGACACCGAGAGGTCCAGATGCGGACAAGAGAAGCGAGGAACGCAGGCAGGCGGAGAAGATGTTTCTGGACAGTAATGGAAATGCGAAGCTTGTTGATATTGCTGAAAAATTGAAGCTGCCGCCGAACAAGATACGAAAGTGGAAGTCCATGGATAAATGGGAGGAAAAATTGCACCCCTCCGGTGCCGAAAAAGGCAAAAAAAAACAAGTGGAGCGTTCCACTTGCGATAAAGGGAGCGTTCCACCTAAAAAGAAGAGAGCGGGCGCACCCAAGGGAAACAAAAATGCGAAGGGGCATCATAACCCTGTGCCGCCTCCGGATACCACCAAGCATGGAGGGTATTCTGCGGTGTACTGGGATACCCTGAGCGAAGAGGAACGTGCACTCATTGAGGATATGCCAAAGGATGAAGAGTTACTGCTTATAGAGCAGATACAACTCTTTTCCGTGCGTGAGCGTAGAATCATGACAGCGATCAATAAGTACAGGAATAGTGACAGTCCTGTTGCCCTGTCGTTCAATCAGCGTTCCGAGAGAAAAAGGGCATTTGATAGCGACGAGGACAAAGC